TTTCGCCTTCACCCTCAATCGTCAGAGACGTGGCTGCCGAAGCAAACCCCGTGAGGAAGTCTGTCGCTTCCAGCCGGACCATGCCGTACCAATCGAGGTAATTGCCCGCCGCCGCATTCGCCGAGACGGAAGCTGCGGTAAAGGCAAACTCGGTGCCTGCCGCTGATCCCGTTGTCGCGCCAATGTAGCAGGTTGCCGTTGCCGGCGAAGCGCTCTTGTTGACGATCCGGAGGTGGCGGATGATGAGGTAGGTTGCGGTGTTGGTGCCTGCAAGACCCGTGCCGCCCGTTACCGTCGGCGCGTTTAAGATATTGCTGACGCCGGTCGTCATGGCCACAGGACCAAATCGGATAATTTTATTCGATGCCATAAGGGCTCCTGGATACGTTAGAGGATGCCGATCTCGCCTTCGGCTTCGAAGGTAAGTGCGGTGAGGCCGGACGCGATCCCGGTGAGAAAATCTGCGGTATCAAGCCGCACCATCCCATACCAGTCAACGTAAGAGTTCGCCGGAATAGCGGTCGAGTTGAACGCAAACTCAGTACCCGCAGCACCGCTGAGAGTGGCGCCAATCCAGAAAGAAACAGCCGTCAGAATGGCGCTTTTATTTGTGACGCGAATGTGCCTGACGATAATGTAAGTTGATGTGTTTGACCCTGACAGGCCGACGTTGGCGTTGAGGGTTGGAGGGTTGATAAAGTTCGTAATGCCGGTGCCGATAGCCGACGGACCAAAACGAATCTGCTTGTTTGCTGCCATGTTGGCTCCTTAAGGTGCGAGGTAATAGTAAGCGTTGATCCGCCACAAGACCGCTGCGCCGGGGGCAGGAGCGACTATCGTTGTGGCGGTGTTCTGTGCTGAGGATTGCAGCGGCTGCGTGAAGTCGCGATTGACGTCAATCTGTGTTCCGCCAGCTGCCATCGCGTTACCGACGCTCCAGGCGAGGGTGCCCGGAAGGTTCGTCGTCGTGATGACGAGGGTAGCCGTGCCCGCCAGTGCAGCAGTTGCGTTGCGGGTAATCTCAATGCCTGTGATGTAGTGCCGAAGGCCGGCGCCGGGAGCTGCAAGCGTGAGAGTAGCCGCAGTGTTCGCGGCCGCGGTGACCGTGCCCGCCAGCACTGGCAAGTTCGCCGTGCTGATGATGAAGTCGGACATTGAAGCTCTGGCAGCGATGACGACCGTGCCAGAGGTAAATGCGCTGACGCGAATCCGAATTCTCTTGAACCCGGTGGCAGTGATTACGTACTGCTTTGCGAGTGTCGTTGTGATCGTTACGCTGGCTACGTACGCACTGGCTTGGGCATCGTACGCATTCGTCGCGACGTAGTTCGTGCCGTCCACGGTGCCCTCAAATACCAGGGCCATGGATGCCGCAGCGGTGCGCAGGTCTGCCGTAACTGTCGCCTGACCATTAAGGTCAATGATCGCTTCCGCCGCCAGGGCAGACAGAGTTACTGTCTGGGCTCTGGCATCAGTAACGGTTGACTGGATAATGGAGTCCAGCGACCCCGTAAACTCATTCCCTCTTGCGTCGTAAAGAGTGCTCATCAGCCCACCAGATAGTTAAATTTGAACGGACCGCCTATGGTGCCGGACCGCGCGCTCAGTTCGAGTTGAAAGTTGCCGGCAGAAATTGTTTCGACGTGAAACTCAATCTGGTCTAAGTCAGGATCATTGACATCGGTGTCGACGTAGGAGCCGAGCGTTATCATGATCTTAGACGTCACAAGTATAGACACGTTGGTTACGACAGCGACGTAACTGATCGTGCCTGCCGGAACCGTGACTGTAGTTGATATAATCGAAGAGGCTCCGCCGCCGGAAGGTCCGGTAGGCCCGGTGGGTCCGGGGATGAGGAACATATCCGGCTCGATCGGGTCAACCTCGAGGAACACAAGGGGACCGGCAGGACCGGTCAAGCCTGTGGGGCCAGTTGGGCCAGTTGCTCCAGTGGCTCCATTCGACCCGGCCGGACCGGGCACAAGGAACATGTCGGGTTCCGCACCCTCAGCTTCGAGGTAAACGGCCGGACCGACGGCACCGGCAGCTCCTGAAGGTCCTGTTGCACCCGCCGCACCGGCAACTCCAGCCGGTCCTGGAATCAGCATTGCGTCCTGGCCGTCTTCTCCATCCAAGCCAAAACCTACAGCGCCGTTTGTTCCGTTTGTTCCGTTTGAGCCGTTCGTGCCAGCGGAGCCTTGCGGACCCGGAGGTCCAGGCACGACCATTCCGTCTTGACCATCCTCTCCATCAAGACCAAAGCCAATGGCGCCGGGCGCTCCCGCAGGACCTGCCGCACCGGCTGTGCCAGCTGCTCCAGGAAGTCCGGGGACCAGGATAACATCCGGCTCAAGAACGTCAGCGTCGAGGAAGACCGCAGGCCCCATTGGACCTTGAGCTCCGGTGCCCCCACCACCGGCAGGCTGCCATGTACCATCATCCCGAAGGAAGTATCCAATCGACGTACCTGGGGGAGGTACCATCCCAGTGCTCGTCGTCGTGAAGACGGAGTTGACGGCCAACCAGATGTCTTGCAGCCACCGCCTCCACCGAGGTTCGGTGACGGTGACTTCAGTTTCGAGCGGCGGCGGACCGAACTTGAGCGTCATTAGAAGCTGCCCAGAGACATCTCGAGTTCAGCCGCTTTGATCCGGACGTTTGCGGCATCGCGGTACTGGAATTGAAACGCACGCTTCCGGAAGGTTCCGAGGTTCGTGAGCTGAGGCGAAGGGTCACCAAGATCGACGATGCGCCAGCCGGACCAGTTACGGTAGTCGTCGTCAGACCAGCGGACGTAAAGCTTCGTTCCGTTCGTTCGGTCCGCTACCAAGCGCATCTTGTTGAGGACCTTTTTGAGCCTCGTGCCGCCGTCATAGGTGGGGCAGATGATGTCCATCTGAATCGCGTTGGTGGTAGTGAAAGTGAGGGTATCCAATCCAGTCGACGTGTAGAGATTGTCGCTTTGAGCCCTCTCGACGAAGTTGTAAAGGATGCCGCCACTCGTACCTTGCTGGAGGTAAAGATTGCCAGAGGTATCTGCGGCGCCGGCGACGATGTCGAAAGCAAGATCGTTGGCGTTCCAGAAATACCACAACTCTGACGTAATGTCAAAGATGGCGGAGCGGTTTCCGTATGACTGCCCAACGGTGAATAGGCTCGAGAAGCAGTAATAATCTCGCCCATTGATCCGGGCAGTCCAAGACTTGAGTGCCGAGATCTGCGGGGACGCCGCATTCAGAAAGCGGTCAACCGCCTCCGTAGATATCTTGCGAAGCTTCAATCCACGGATTTCGTACACGGCGGCGGAAGAAGTCCGATTCGTTCCGATGAAATACAAGACATCATTGACACTTCGGACCGATGCGGCGGAGAGGCAACCCATCGAGATCTTGGCGTTCTGCATTGGCAAGAGTGGAGACCCCGGCGACACCGCAGCGTCGTAGAAGAACTCCGTCGACCATTGCTTAAAAGCGACGACGTAAGTAGCTTGCTTCGCAATGGCGACGCCGAGGTCGGGCTCTGCTTGCGCGACGATCCGGTTGAGGGCATCCCAGACTGCGACGTCATTCAAGTTCTTGCTACCCCAGATCACGCCAGCTGTATCCATGACGTAGGTCGTGCCGTCGAGGTAAGCGCTGCCGGGCACCGTCACTGCGGGATAGTTGATATCCGTGACCTTGGTGATCGTGCTCGGTGACTGGAAATAGTACGCGTTGGTCGCGGTCTTCAGGAAAAGGGCTGGCGTCGAGCCTTGCGTTTCGTTGAAGCGGTAAGGGACTCCGGTGCCGTCGTCAATCACAGTGCCTGGGGTCGCCCACGCACCGCCCGGTTGTGCCCAGTAAACGTTGCCGCCCCATAGCAAGAAAAGCTTGTTGTACCGCTGCCAGAAATAAATTCCCAAACCTTTGCCGGCGCCGATGAGGCTCCGCTCGGGCGAAGAGGAAAGATACTGAAGGGCAGGTCTGCGGTGGATCCAGTAATCGTCGTACGTATCCTTCCCAACGTAACCGTTGAAGAGACGCGCATCCGTGTACCCCGTCGAGTCGCGGGAGTCGAACAGCGCGAGTGGCGGGAAACGGATAGGGTCAGACAAATGAGCCCCCTTGGTTCATGGAGCGAATGTCGGGGGTGAAGAACGTTTGCGCGTCCTCCACATCCCATCCTTCAAGGTCGGAGCGAAGCTCAGCGGCACGGGTTCGGCACCGCTCGATGACGGAAGCTGGCTGGCCCGCCGAAAGTTCGTCCGCCAGCATCCAAGCGAGGCCGATCGTCCACTCCGGAGGAAACATCGTCGCATCCGTGAGTGCGACTCCGTTACCAATCTGGGTTTGCAGGATTAGGTGTACCGATCCAGTCGCACTCGTCGAATCCGGTGTCGGCCATAAGGTAACGACGAGCTTCGTCAACTGCTTGTCGGTGAAGTAATTGACGGGGAGGCCACTCGCGCCGGAAATGTTGAGTATACTTATCTCCTGCCAAGAGAGCGGAGTCATTGGCGTTTTGTTGCCGTTCGAGTCGAGAAAGTACCCGCTGATAGCGCGCAGGGGTTTTGTCATCGAGACCCCCGTAAGTGCGCCCGGGCCAAGTGTATACTGGTTCGTACCAGCCGTCAACCCAAGGCTCGTATCGACGATGGTCCATAACTTCAACCCCCGCGTCTGCAGATAGTTGACGAGCTGGTTCAGGCGAGTGAGGCCCCGCGCATACTGTTCGGACAGGGGAAGTGACCCTTCCGCGACAATGCCGCAGTTCTCATATGCCTGCTCAATGACTGTGCGGCAGGTACCAAAGCTGGCGGGAACGGTCATTTCAAGCTCTCCTCAAAGCGGATGCGATCGCGAATGATCTTGTCGCGCCACAGCACATAAGTGTTTGTCACCGTATAAACGAGCACGGCAAGGCCACTGCATATTGCAACGATGGTTTGAACTTCGCTGAGGGCAACGGTTCCAATCCAAGCAGTGATGACGCTGAGCATTGTAAGGACCGCTTGGAGCACACTGTGATTGGGCGTCTGTTGGTTCGAGTTCATGTCCATGGCTTAAAAAACTTTTAGCCACGCGGCACCAGAGGTACGGCCGTAGAAGCCGGTGCCGGTTCCAAAAGCTGCGTTGGTGTTGTAGAACGAGTCGCCAATCGCCGGCGCATTGACGCTGTTACCGTCGGTTCGCGCAGTCGTTCCATGGAGTCGAAGATTGCCAGCCGTCTTTGTGATCTGATCGGTATCACGGCTCATGTTTTCGAAGCGGAAGTTGTACGCAACCCCCGCCGTGACGCACTGGAAAGGGTTGTTGGTCGGCGCAGAACGCTCGACGTACCCGTTGACAAAGAGGTTTGTAGGGCCTCCGAATACGCCAGCGTAGGCTGATGTCGCCCCAGTCGAGATTGTCAGATTATTCATGAACACGTTTGCTGCGACGCCGTTGTTGGCGTTGACGTAAGCAGCCTGCGCACCGGAGACGGTGCAGTTGTTCAGGTAGACGTTGTAGTAAGTTGACGTCGTGTTGATCGAAAAGATCGAGCCGAGGGAAGCTGCGCCAGTGAAAGAGCAGTTGTCAAACACCGTGGAGTTGCAAGACCCCGTGCCGGTCACTGCGTAGAGGCCGCTGTTTGCGCCGCCCGCAGAGATTACGGAGACGTTCTTGAAGCTGACGCGACCGAGTAAAGCGGATCCGTAGTGCCGAGCAAAAGGAACGCCAGAACCAAGGTTTGCGTTCTCGCAATCCATGACGTCGATGTTGTTGATCGCTAGACCACCAAGATCGATCAGCGGCCCTGTCGCTGCCGTGATCGCATCGATTGCGCTGTAAAAGACATTCTTGATCGTCAACTGCTTGATCAAGCCACCGGCGTTGGTGTTGCTTGTCTTGAACGCAGGGGCACCGGCAACGTCGCTACAGACAATGTCATCAACAACAATGTTGTCCCAGGTGATTTTTGACCCCGCCGTTGCGCCAGGGGTAAGATTCATCTGCGGACCGTTGCATGTTGCGTGCAGGTTGGTCACGCGGAGCTTGTCCCCGTTGCAGTTAAACATATTGGTGTTGGGGTACGTTGACAACTGGAACGCGCTGGAGCCTGTTCCGTAGATGTTGTCGAACGTCATGTTGTGGTAGGTGTACGCATCCGGGCCGTAAATCGCGCAAATGGCTGCGGTCACCGTTCCACTTTCAGTTGCGCCGATCGAGTGGCCCCAGATGTTTCGCCCCGTCACATCGTACATGTCTCCGGGCTGCTGGAGTTCATAGTCATTCACTGTACCTTCGGTGCAGTCAATTGTGCATCCGATGATGTTGTCAGTGGAGTACATATACAGGTTTTCGAGAAGGACCTGTTGATGCTGGCCAGACAGATGCACCCCGTCGAGGGAATGGTATCCGCGCAAATCTCCTGTGACGTTCCGGACGCAGTAATCTCGAACGTAATTCGAACCGATGGTCCAAGTGATACCAGGAGCAAAGTTCAGTCCGTCAATCGTGACGTCTTTGGCATTGCGAGTCCAGATGATGTTACTCTTCGGGTCGCCGTCAAATCCGACGAGGCGCGAGATTCCAGCGAGATTTCCGTCGAGGGTGCCCGGACCAAAGTACTTGATGTTGACGTCAGCGGGGTAGATCTTCATCACCGCTTGATTCGTGTTGCCGCCGGGATAGGCGAAGCGGATCTCGTACGTGAGGGTCGTGTCAGTGGTAGCAACCACTTTCCAAACCCCGCGATAGCCGCGCGTATTCTGGGCCACGCCGAGCGATCCAAGTGTTCCGTGCCCCATGCACACGACGGAGACGTAAGACCCGAGCGGGTATTTCGCGACGGTGCCTGAGG